TCTTAGCCCCAGCAGCTCCGCCAGGTAGTCCGCCTAATGATTCAGAAGGTAGGATAGAAGAGGGCAATCCCGTCTCGCCCGAAGGCATACCGACGCCCTCCATCCCACCAGCCATTTCTGCTAAGCCGCCTTCTGGGACGGTGACTCCTGCGCCACCGCTACCAGTCTTCGTTCCTGCCTGCAGCATCTCGAGCTGAGCTATGATGTTCTGTGCGCCCATCAAGTCATCATCAAAGATGGCTCGCTTCAGGGCATTAAACAGTCGGGTGATGGGCAGTTGAGCCGCCCACTCCTCGTCGAGTAGCTCTTGCTCTAGGTCTGGGTCTTCAACTTCAAGCAGCTTGTCTCGGATAGTCCGCAACGACAGTAGTGGAGTTTCACCCTGCCGTGCTAGATTCGCTAGATAGTATCGCTGTGCATCATCCTTGGGCAGCACAGCATCAAGCCGAACTTCAGGGTGCCAGTCACCCTTGATGTCGGATGGACTTACTGTGATAGTCTCGGGCACACCGAAGACCTCTCCTCGGCTAGTCCTGCCCCTTATCTTGATGGGCGGGAATGAGCCTGTCTTCTGGTCAGCAAACTGTGTGGTTAGCTGCATTGCGGCAATCTTGTATGCCCTGTTCAGGGTCTCCTTCACTGGTAGGAAGGTAGTTTCGATTGAGGACTGCAGCTGGTTGATAGCAAAGCCTGATAGTCTGAAGCCCAGCTCTCCAAAGCTGGTGTGTGGTAGCCCGCCACGCTGCAACTCGCCACTCAGGATTTGAACCATTAGATTGCTGTCCTTGGGAATAGTTGGCTCCCACAGCGGCTCAATCTTCTCGTTCATATCCATTGGGACAGTAGCGCCTTTTTCGACTTCATAAATATTGGTGTCCATTGTCTTCTTGCCCCCAGAAGACCAGTAGCCCAGTGCGGGCTTGACACCCCGACGCACGATTGAAAGGTGGTCTGACATCGTCTTGTTGAACAGGGGAATCAACCCCCGTATCGGGGCAAAGATGGATTCGCCTTCAAGGGCGTAGCTGTAAGGGAACATCTCGTCCTTGACAGGCGGCAGGGAGCCAACCTTGAAGACGGATACAGGGCAGTAGCCCAGTCCGTGTTCCACTGGTTCCTGCAGCCACTCACCCAAGGCAAACACGCCGAAGACCTCACGGTCAACATAGCGGTAGACCTCAATGCTGCGTCCCTTGGTAGGGAGCATTGTGGTGCCATACTCGTCGGCTAGTTCCTCTGCAGTGGCATCATAAATTTGGGCAGCCCAGAGCGTCCCGTTTCTGCCTTGCCCGTATGCCATATTATATCTATCCCAGACATCAACGACTGGAACAGTCTTGCCTTCCTCAGTCTTATGCAAGAATGTAAATAGCCCAAAGCCTCCCCGTATACAGGCGTGCCACGCCAGCTGGTCTCGAAGGCTGGGAAGGGATAGGTGCATCAGGCGTTCGTCATTGGCGTTGAACACACCATAAAGGAAGCGCTCGATGTTAGAGGCTTGCTGCCGTCCCGCCTCGTTCATTAACTCCATCGGGATGCGGATAATCAGCTTCGACCCGACGGCAAGCGCAATCATTTTATCAGCATAGACTCGTGGATAGTTGGAAGTGTAGGAATACAACCCACTGCCTGCACTGTAGGGCTGCAGGCGATAGAGGTCGAAGTCGCCCTCAAGTCGTGTCTTCAGGTCTTGGTAGGTTTCGCCATTCCTGTAGTGTGAGACAGCGTTACGAATCTCGCTAATATCTTTGAAATGCACGGGGCACTCTCCTTATTATTCACCCATCGATGTTCGAATGAACTTTGATTTTGCTAGGAACTGGTCACGCACTCGGGGGTGCAAGTCTCCTACAACAATGACATTCTCGGGCTTATCCATAATTGCAATAGCCTCGCCGTTGAACGTGATGGTCACAGGCATCAGTGCCTTGAACTCCTCCCCGTCCATCCTCTTCATCTCACCAAATGTAATAGTTTTCACTGTGATTCTCTACTCTCCTTATGGTATTTTCTTATATTGCAGTTAGCACACAGCACTTGGAATCCTTCGGGGTAGCTATTAGTAATTATCCAACGATAGAAACCATTTCCGTTTGATTTTCCTGTTTCCCGCCTTTGCTGGTTTCCTCTACCGTTAATGTGGTCTAAGCAGAGCACTTCTAAGTCAACCTCTCCACAGTGGGCACACTTCAGTGCTCCATTGGAATAGTGACCCAGAACCTTCATTCTTAGTTGGCGGGTATAGTTATAATCGTAGAGTTTCCTCTTAGCCTTTACTTCAGGCTTACTTCGATACTTCCGCTGGAGGGCAAGCACCTTCTCTGGGTGTGCTAGTTTCCAGTTCCGTATGTATTCTTGCTTACTCATTACCAGAATCTTATTTCGCCCCTTCGTTTAGTCTCTGAGTATCCTAGCATATCTACAAGCCCATAAGCGAGAGCTTTGCAAGCGTGATTATTTTCATCCTTGGGCACATCTCCGACAATATTGCCGTCTCTGTCTTGCTGCCAGCGATACACCCGAGTCTGTCCATCAAACGGGTTCGGAGCACCGCCCATTTCGGAAAGCAGCCCCTTACATTTGGAATTTACGTAGAGTTGGGGGCGGTTAGTGATGGGATTCACCTTCAAGCACGCTTTTACTCGCTCAATCCCGTCCTGGATGCGAATTTTGTTGCTCCGAAGGGAAAGTGAAGCCTCTTTTATCCAAATTTCGGCGGGAGCGGGCATTGCTTGGTGCTGTAGGGCTGCAATATCGATTGCACCACCAATTACGTTGCCCCACCAGGGTTTTTGCATAGTGATAGTGATAACTTCCGAGGTCACGAGACCCTTTTCGTAGATTTCATCAACAATAAAGATGTGCTCGCCCTTCCTTTGGGCAACTTCGACGGCACAGGCACCTGCGTAGCCTGGGTCAACCCAGATTTCGCAATCAAGAGCAGGGTCGAACTCGAAATCACCGCCTGCACCCGTATGAATCAGGTTGTTGAACTCGTTGAACACCCTTCCTCGAGGCGGACAGGGGATTCCACCGAAGCGTTCCATAAACCAAGCAGTCGAGTAGGTCTTTTCCAGCTCCAGAATCTCTGGGTCTTGCCTACCACCTGGGAAGATTGCAAGGTTCGACCAAGTGGGGAGACTGAAAGCCTCCCAGCCGTCCTCGTTTGCGACGGAGTAGCGATTGAACGCTTCAGGATACCAGCCAAGGGAGGACTCAAATGTGCCCGAGAGCAGCACCCAAGCACGCTTCTCAGCGGCACGCCCTCTGATTCGGAGGAAAGTATCATAGTCCAGCTGGCTTGCCTCACACCCAATAATTCCATCAGGGGCTTCAACAGCGAGCTTGCGTGGGTCTTTAGCAGATTTGGTAACGATGCGGCATATCTGTTTGCCCTTTGAGTAGACTAGAATCTCTCCAGGGTCAAGTCTCTTGGACGCATCGCATTGAATATTGAGCTTATCGAAGGCATCGATGATGTAGCTGAACTCAGCGCCTGTGCGCTCATAGTCTGCAGCCACCAGCCAGAGCAGGGGTGTCTCCCAGAACTTACCCATATACTCTATAGCGGAAGTGTAGGACTTCCCCGAGCGTTCCCCGCCAGCTATGAGCTTGTAGCGAGCGTCGCTATAGAGGACAGTTGCCTGCTCCACGCTAGGGGTATAACCAAGGCTTCTGAATATCTCCTGCTTCTGTTCGTTATCCGCCATTATCTTTAGGTTTTTCCTTAATAACTCGGAGCCTCTCAAGCAGCTCCTCGAGCTTGTCGTTCTTGATGTCAAACTTGTAGGTCTCTCGGAACTCAGGACGGTAGCGCTTCAGGAGCATCATCCTGGGGATGAAGTGACCGTGAACTCGGAAGTCTTCCTCAATCTCGTCAGCGATGACTTGCCCGACCATCTCGACTAACTCCTTGAAGTCGGGGTCGCCCTTGAGCCAGCCGTGCCCCCGAGTGGGTGGAATACCAAGCGTCCTACAGGCAGACGTAACTGTCTGTGCCTTTCCGTCAACCATCATCTGAAGGATAAGCACTTTGTATTCAATTATCTCATTGTCAGTGAACTGCTTGGGGATGGAAGTCGAGTTCTCTTTGCGCCCTGGCTTCCTGCTCCCTGGCTTGTTCTTGGAACCTTTAGGACGTGCCATCTAATACTCCTTACTGGTATCTCCAGACAGTTGCGTTATAGTTGTGCAGGACTTCTGCGGGGGCTAAGGCTCGGTTGTAGATGCGGACTTCGCCTATATCCCCAGTATATGGCAGAAGGTTAGCAAGATTGCCGTAAGAACCTTTACCTAAAAAGCCGTTATCTAATCCAGCACAGCCAGCAAACCATACGGTTTTATCTGTAGTAGTTATAAATGCCTGGGCAGGTTTTTCACCAGCAATATAAATAACTGGCTCGGTTCCATCCTGAGTCAATGTCACTAACTGCCAAGTCTTATCAACCATAACAGCACCATCAGTATCTAAGTTCCACTGTATCGTGCCAGCCACTGCTAAGTAACTGTGCATCAGACCATCATTCTCCCAACGGAGAACTATTTGTTCATTGGCATCAGCATCACCAAAGCAAAGAATGAGGTAATCACTAGCAGGAGTAGCATCAGGCGTCCTAACCCAAAGGCTTAAAGTCCCAGTGGTTGTAGTAGATAATGATGCGGTAAGAACATTGGTTAAATCTATATATTCAGCCCCAGCAAAAGTTCTGCCCTGCGGTGTCCAAGTAGCCCCAGTAACCGTGCAGGTATGTTGGTATCTATCAACAGATTTGAATTTGCTTCCTGCTAACGCCCAGAAAGGCAGGTAAAGAACTAGGCTACTATCTGCAATGAAATCATTGGGGGCATACCCGTTGGAGGTGCTGCGTGCAAAGTAGGCAGACTCTTCAGGAAG